GGGATTAGCACTGTAACCTCCTCTGACTTTATCTTCACAGGAATTGCAACTGTTGGAGGAACTGTTGCATTTTCAAATCCAGGTCTATCGGTAAATACCTTTGCTAAAATAGAAACAGTTTCTCAGAGTTCTATTACAATTTCTGGTGTAACTACAGTTTCCGGTGTCTGTGATGGTGGACTACCTACATCTGACATTAACCCAAGTGACTTTAGAGTTTTATATTCTAATTTCCAGTCATCAATTGATAATACATTATATACAACATTACCAAAGAGAAATATTTCTTCAGTGGACTTGACGGACTCATCATTAACCGTAAGAAATCAATATGATGTAACTATTACTGCCAATTCTACGAATACAGTTTCTGCAGAATCCACTGAAACTTTCTTACCATTTGATGAAGAAAGATATGTACTTATCACTAATTCTGGTGTTACTGAGAGTTTAAGTTCAGATAAACTTGTATTTTCTAATGGTGGTAGAGAATTAACGATTAATGGATTACAAACTACTTCTGGAACAGGAAGATTAATTGCAACATTAAGAAAAACAAATATTAAGTCAAAAGTTAAGAATAAAAATAGAGTAAAGACAATTGTAGTTGATAAGTCTAAGTATGCTTATTCCGGTGTAGGTGCCACTACGAATAATGATGGACTTACTTATGGAACTTATCCATATGGAACAAGAGTTCAGGACGAAGATATTTGTTTACTTGAACCAGATGTAACAATACTATATGGAATATATGAATCAAATGATACATCTGAACCAGAACTTCCAAATCTAACACTTTCTTCAATTATTAGTCCAACAGGAAAAACTGATGATTTGTTAGTTGGCGAAGAATTTGTAGGATCTACCAGTAGTGCAGTTGGTGTTTATGCAGAAAAACTAAATGCAACAAAAATATCATATGTGGTATTGAATTCTAATAGATTCCAAGTGGGTGAAATAATTACATTTAAAGAATCAGGCATAACAGCTACTGTCACTGCGTTTGATGCTGGTGATAATAACATCACTGCAAATTATACTTTTGATAATGGTCAAAGAAATACAATTTATGACTACTCTAGAATTACAAGAAAATCAAATTCAAAGGAACCAGTTAGAAAACTAAAGATTGTTTACGAATCTGCAAGTTTTTCAACTTCAGATACTGGAAATATTACCACTGCAGATTCATATAATCAATTTGATTATTGCGACATTCCAAGTGTAAATGGAATTAGAAACACAGATATTCTTGATATTAGACCAAGAGTTTCAAACTTTGCAGTAACTACATCGGCATTATCTCCATTTGAATTTAATGCTAGAAGTTTCACATCAAGTGGAAATTCTGCTTCTAATGTTTTAGCATCCGATGAATCTATACTGTTAAATTATTCTTATTACTTACCAAGAATTGATAAAATTTATTTAACAAAAGATGGCGTATTCCAGCTAAACAAAGGAGAACCTGCAGATAATCCACAACCTCCAGTGGATATTGATGATGCATTAAATATCGCAACTATTACATTACCAGCATATCTCTGTAATGTTAATGATGCAAGTCTAAATCTTGCAGAACACAAGAGATATAGAATGAAGGATATTCATTCTCTTGAAAATAGAATCAAGAACTTAGAATATTATACTTCACTTTCTCTATTAGAAACTGATACTTCAAATCTATTCATTAGAGATGTAAATGGTCTTAATAGATTTAAGTCAGGATTTTTTGTAGATGACTTCTCAACAACTTCTGCACAGAAAAAAGTAACTATAGTAAAGAATAGTATTGATATTGAGAATTCTGAATTAAGACCTTCACATTATACCACAGAAGTTGATTTAATTATTGGATCCAATTCATTAATCGGTTTAGGAGTTACTGCCAATCCACAAGCAGATCTTAGATATGTAACAGATCTTAATGGAACTAATATTGCAAAAAGCAAAGAGTTAGTAACTTTGAATTATGTTGAAGTTGAGGAAATAGTTCAACCATACGCAACTAGAATTGAAAGCGTATCTCCATTTAGAGTAGGATATTATGGAGGAACTATTAATCTTATTCCTTCATCAGATGTTTGGGTTGATACTGTAAGACTCCTAGCGAATACAACTGAAATATCAACAAACTATATTCAGTCCGAGTCTCAAATTACTGCGGCAGAACTGGATAAACAAGCTGGATTTGGTCCTGTAACCTGGGGATCTTGGGAGACTGTATGGACTGGATCCACAAAAGCAGTAGATACAAGAACTGTTAATGTTGGATATTATATTATCAAAGAAGATCTTGAGGCAACCACAAAAACAGGAACTAGTACCAGAACTGGCGTTAGAAAGATCACTAAAGACGAATTTAAGAATGTTTCTCTCGGAGATACTGTTCTCAGCACAGAAATAAGTTCTTATATGAGATCTAGAAATATTGAATTTGTTGCTAAGAGACTAAAACCAATTACTAGAGTTTATTCATTCTTTAATGGCGTTGATGTTAATAGGTATATTACTCCGAAATTACTAGAAATCAGTATGATTTCTGGAACATTCCAAGTAGGAGAAACAGTTGAAGGAACGATAGTATCATCTTCAACATCCGGACTAGGAGTAATTCAATCTGATCCAAAAATAACCTTTAGAGTTGCAACTGCTAATCATAGATATGGTCCATATAATTCACCTACTGATATATCTAAAGCTAATCCATATAATGTAGCAGAAACACTACCTTCTGAGTATTCTTCCACTTCAACAGTGTTAAATATTGATACTTTTAGTCTTTCACAACAACCTCAAGGTGAATTTAGTGGATTTGTCCAATCTGGAATGAAATTAAGAGGTCAAACAAGTGGAGCAGAGGCAACAGTAACTCAGGTCAGGTTAGTAACTGATCGTAATGGAGTTGTGATGGGATCTTTCTTTATTCCTAATCCAAATGTATTTGGCAATCCTACATTCCAAACAGGAACAAAACTGTTTAGAATGACTAGCAGTTCAACCAATTCACTGATAGATTCAACTATTACTAGTGCTGAAGAAAAATTCTATTCTGAAGGAAAAATAAATAGAGTTCAAGAAAATGTTCTTTCTGTGAGAACAGTGAGAACTGAGACTCAAACAGTAATTGAGAGTAAAGTAGAGTCTTCAACTGGTCCTACTGCTGTTGTTTCTACAACTATTGTAGGAAACACTCTACCACCTTACGTCCCACCAGCACCTCCAGTTCTACCTACACCAAATGATGATGGAATTGTTCCACTTTCTGAAGATCTTGATTCTAAAGAACCTATTACAAACTATCCAGAACCAGAACCACCAATTGATACACCTATAGAATCTCCAGAACCAATCAATAGTCTTCCAGAATCACTTCCAGAGACCAACACACCAAAAGATCCTAAAAAGAATAAAAATGTTAGAACTGCTTATACTAATGTAGATGGAGTATCAACTCCATTTACACAAGTAAAATATAAAGGTAAGTGGTACACTGGTCCAGAATTGATTAAGAAGATAGGAAAGAAAGCAGCTACAGCAGAATTTAGAAAAAATAACGTTAAATTAACTGAACTTGACAAAAATCCAATTTATGCAGCACTTTCTCTTAACAACAAAGAAACTAAAGTGGCTAAAGGTACTGTCTTTACACTACAAAATACTTTACCAGGAACACCTGAACGAGCACAAGCAGAATTATTGAGAAAGAATAAACTAACAGGACAGCAAAAAATTAAACAAGGTTCTACCGGATTTAAAGCGACAGCTCTTGGTGTAGTTAAGGTTCCAGTTATTAAAAATAAGGGTAGTAATTCAACAAGAACAAATCCACCACCAGCGCCGCCAACACAGCAACAGCAACAGCAACAAAAACAACAACAAAATAAAAACAAAAAGAAATGATGAATAACAATAATAGAAATAAATAATCTTATCAAAAAGTATTTAAAATGAAATTAATAGATCCTTTAGCGCAAACTTTTTATGTAGAACCTGATAGTGGTATTTTTGTAACCTCACTTGATTTATATTTTTATTCTCGTGATCAAGAATTGCCAGTAACAGTTCAACTCAGACCTGTGCAACTTGGACAACCAACAGATCAGATTTATCCATTTGGCGAAGTTGTAATTGAACCATCGGATGTTATTATTTCTGAAGATGCATCTTTACCAACTAGAGTTACTTTTGACTCTCCAGTATATCTTGCGGGAAAACAATTTCATTCAATAGCAATACTTTCAAACTCTAGTTCTTATTCTGTTTGGATTTCTAGAATTTCCGAATTTGATGTAAGTACTACTACATTATCAGAATCTCAACAAACATTAGTAACTAAACAACCTTCAAGTGGTTCTCTATTTAAGTCACAAAATGGATCTACTTGGACTCCAAGCCAATTAGAAGATTTAAAATTTAAACTTTACAGAGCAGATTTTGTTAGTAGCGGAAATATAAATTTTTATAATCCAAATTTAAGCATAGGAAATGATCAAGTTGCTACTTTAGTAAAAGATTCTTTAGAAGTTAATTCTAAAAAAATCAAAGTAGGGATTGGAACCACAATTGCAACGGCAAATCTTCCTACTTTAGGAAACACTATTATCCAACAAAATAGTAATGCGACTGGTAATTTTGTTGGATATGCTGGATCTGCATTCAGCACCTTAGGAATTATAAATGCAGGAATTGGATACACTCCCTCTTCTGGAACGTTTGTTTTTTCTAATGTTTCTTTAGATAGTGTAACTGGAAGTGGTAGAGATGCAAGAGCAAATTTAACTATCTCTAATGGAGTCGCAGTAGCTGCTACAATTTCTAATGGAGGAACTGGATATTCTGTAGGTGATGTTCTTGGAATTACCACTATAGGATCACAAAATTTAGGAAGAAATCTAAGATTATCAGTATCTCAAATTTCTGGAGTAAACGAACTAATAATTGATCAAGTTCAAGGAGAATATGTAACTGGAGTTGGAAACACTGTTAGGTATATTAATAACCTTGGAGTATCTACCGACTTAAATGGAACTGGAGCAAACGTAATCATTCCAACAGGAGGAATTACAGAAATCTCCGATGGTTTACATATTAAAGTAAATCACAAAAATCATGGAATGAACTCAGTTCAAAACTTAGTTACTATTGGCAATGTTATATCCGATTTAAAACCAACAAAACTTTTCTTAGATTATGCTGCTGCTTCAACGGACAATATTTCAATCGAAAGCACACAAATAGCAAATTTTGGTGCATTTGAAAATGTCTCTGTTGGAGCAACAAATCCAGGTTATGCTTTAATTGAAAGTGAAATTATTTCTTATACTGGCATAAATTCCACATCATCTCCTCCACAACTCACAGGAATTACAAGAGGAGTAGATCAAACAAAATCGTTTGGTTATGTTGCAGGAACACCAGTGTACAAATATGAGTTGTCAGGAGTTTCTCTAAGAAGAATTAATAAAACTCATAATCTGGAAGATGTAACGATTTCAAATCCAAGAGATTTAGATTACTATCATATTAAATTGGATATGACTGATCAAAGTTCTACTATGGTCAATAGATCTTTATCAGTTGGATATCCAAAATTATTCTTAAATGAAACAAAATCAACTGGGGGATCTTCTGCGAATGCAACTCAAAATATTCCTTTTGAAATAGTTAAACCTATTGTTCAGACTATGACTCTTAGAGGCACAAACATTAATGCCTCAATGAGAACTGTAAGTGGAACTAGTATTGGTGGAAATGAAATATCTTTCTTAGATCAGGGATTTGAGCCAATTAATCTAAATGCAACTAACTATTTGACCTCACCAAGAGTAATTTCTTCAAAGATTAATGAAACTTCAAAACTCACCAATCTACCTGCAAATAAGTCATTCACATTAAATCTTAACTTATCAACAACAAATTCATATCTATCTCCAGTTATTGACCTTGATAGAGTTGGTATGATATTTACGACTAACAGAGTTAATAAAGCAATTGAAAATTATGCAACGGATGACAGAGTATCTACACTGAAAGATGATCCTTCTTCTTTCGTTTATGCTACTAAACCTATAGCATTGGAGACTCCAGCATCATCAATCAAAGTTTATATGAGTGCCTATGTAAACACTCAAAATGACATTAGATGTTTCTATTCCATTACTGACGATCCAAATTCAGATCTAATATACTATCCATTCCCAGGATATACTAATCTAACAACAAATGGTGATATTATTAACTTATCTGATAGCAATGGATTACCAGATAAATCTATTTCAAAAACAGATGTAATTGGTTTTGATAGTGATGTTTTAGATTTTAGAGAGTATGAATTTACTATTGATAATTTACCAAACTTTAGATATTTTGGAATTAAACTTGTAGGAACTGCTACAAACCAAGCATATCCACCAAGAATTAAAGACCTAAGAGTGATTGCATTGGCATGATATGGAACACTCCAGAATTGATGGATACTCAAATTTAATCCGCGATGAAGAAACCAAAGCAGTTATTAATACTAGTATGACCGAGTATAATTCATATATGTCTCAGAAAAGGATTAAAGAAAAAGAGAATCAGAAAATACAAAATCTTGAGCAAGATCTTTCTAGTATGAAAGATGATTTAGATGAAATTAAAGTCTTATTAAGGAGTTTATTAAATGAATCCAAATGACATATCTCTTGAAGATCTTAGTAAAAATTTTGAATATTTCAAAATTTCTGCAGAGATAGATAATATAACTGATATTGAAGAAGCAAAAACTCTTGCAAAATGTTATTTTAAACTTTATTTAAAACAGCAAGAAGTTATTTCTAAATTCTAATGGCAAAGCACACAATCACATTTGATCCAGAAACTGGAGTTTCTTACGGTGTCAATTTAGTAATTAACACCGGATCTAACTTTAATGATTCTTTTACAGTACTAACAACATCAGGAAGTCCTTTTAACTTTACAAGTTGGACTGGATCTTCACAAATGGCAAAGAGTGTTTCAATAGGATCTTCTTCATATGCCGTTGCTACTTTTAACGTTGGTTTCACAAGTGCTGCTGGCGGAAGATTTAACATATCACTTGGATCTACTGCTACAAGAAATTTAAAAGAAGGTAGATATGTTTATGATATTTTAGTCAGTTCTGGTTCAACAACATATAGAATTGCAGACGGAAATATTTTAGTTAGACCAGGAATTTCTTCCGCACTATAAATATCTTTTAGGAATAAAAGAATAAATGGCACAACCATCTACTAGACAAGAACTTATTGATTATTGTAAGAGGAAACTTGGTGCTCCTGTTCTGGAAATTAATGTTGCAGATGAACAGATTGAAGATTTGGTAGATGATGCTGTTCAATTTTTCCAGGAAAGACACTTTGATGGTGTTTATCCTGCCTTTTTTAAATATAAATTAACGCAGAATGATATTGATAGAGGTAGAGCAAGAGGAGGCAATGCTCCTGCAGTTGGAATTACTACAACAAGTGTAACTACCACTATTGCAGGGATTACCACTACTTTTAACTATGAGGAAAATGGAAACTATTTACAAATGCCACCGTCTGTGATCGGAGTAAATAAAATATTTCTTTTTGATGGAGCAAATACTATTACTCACAACATGTTTAGTGTGAAGTATCAGTTATTTTTAAATGATGTTTATTATTGGGGATCAACTGAACTTTTAACATATGCAATGGTAAAAACTTATCTTGAAGATCTTGATTTCCTATTGAATACTCAAAAGCAGATTAGATTTAACAAGAGACAAGATAGATTATATTTGGATATTGATTGGGCATCAGTTAGAGATGGGCAATATATCATTATTGATTGTTATTCAACACTAGATCCAAATGATTATAGTAGAGTTTGGAATGATTCATTTATAAAACCATATCTAACCTCTCTGATTAAAAGGCAGTGGGGACAAAATATGATGAAATTTACCGGAGTTAAACTTCCAGGTGGAGTTGAACTTAATGGAAGACAAATGTATGACGATGCTCAAAGAGAAATTGACATTTTAATGGAAAGAATGTCCAATACATATGAACTTCCACCACTAGATATGATAGGATGATCAAATGCTTAATCCATTTTTTCAGCAAGGATCTAAAAGTGAACAAGGTTTAATCCAAGACCTAATAAATGAGCAATTAAGAATGTATGGCGTTGAAATATATTATATTCCTAGGCAATATTTAACTAAAAAGACTGTAATAAGAGAAGTTATACAATCTAAATTTGACAATGCATATCCAATAGAAGCATATGTGAACAGCTACGATGGATATAGTGGAGCAGGTACTATATTGTCAAAATTTGGAATTCAAGAACTAGATGATCTGAGTTTGATTATCTCAAGAGAAAGATTTGAAACTTACATTTCTCCACTTATAAGAGATGTACCAAATATAGAATTATCTACTAGACCAAAAGAAGGAGATTTAGTTTATTTTCCTTTGGGTGACAGGTTGTTTGAAATAAAATATGTTGAACATGAACAACCTTTCTACCAGTTACAAAAGAACTATGTTTATGAATTAAGATGCGAACTCTTTAGATACGAAGATGAGGTAATTGATACTGATGTAGATGAAATTGATGATAATATTAAAGATCAAGGATATATTCAAACACTGACTTTGGTTGGATCAGGTGTAACTGCTTCTGCTTATACAAATATTGTAAATGGAGGAATAAGGTTTATTCGCATCACGAATAGAGGTGATGGATATACCTCAGTACCTAGAGTTGCAATATCTTCTGCTCCTGCTGGAGGAATTAATGCAGTTGGTGTTGCAACAATGATTGGAAATATTATTGATTGTAACGGAACTACTTCATTAAAAGTTCAAGGAGTTGAATTAGTTAATGTGGGATCTGGATATACGGTAGCACCGGGAGTAGTTTTTATTGGCGGCGGTGGATCTGGAGCTGCTGCAACTTCGGTAATTGGAGATGGATTAGTAGGAATAGTGACAATTACATCCGGTGGTTCTGGATATACTACTTCTCCAACAGTTACATTTACTGGTCCTGGAATTGGAACAACCGCTAAAGCATATGCTGTAGTAAGTTCTGCAGGAACTATTTCTCAAATAAGAATAATAGATGCTGGAATAGGATATACTGTAGCACCAACAATTACCATAGAGTCTCCATTTACAGGCGGAACAGGAACCTATCAATTTAATGAAATAATTACTGGATCAGTAAGTGGAGCAACTGCAAGAGTCAACTCCTGGAATAGTGTGACTAATGAACTTCAAATATTTGTAATATCTGGAACTTTTAAATCAGGAGATGTAATAGTTGGATCTGCAAGTAGTG